TTCTTGTACTAAATCACCTGTTACAGCACTAAGATATACCTGATTAATTGTTGGGTAATAGTTTGGTTGTCCTGCTTGTCCTTGAACTGTGTTGCTTTTTGATAGGTCTACAACGATGCAACAATTACCGTTTGAGTTAGCTGGTAGTGTAATTTGTGTAGGACTTGTAACCTCTACTAAGCGCCCCAGAACTATTACTTGCCCTGTATCAACAGTAGCTGTCAAACCATTTACTGTTATTTTTAATTGATTCCCTCTTTTTAATACTCCTGAAGTGTCCCCGCTTAGAGCTGATTGTGCTGATGCCACCTCTCGTGGTGTGACAAAAGCACGATCACTGGTATACATTGTTATGGCCATTACTATTCCTCCTAATTTGTTGTGCTGAATAAGTCATTTCGTCCAAAGCGTAAGTTTCCAAAAGTTAGGTTAACCACTTCTGAGCTACTGTCGATTGAATAAGCCGTAAGCACTGACTTATATTGTGTGTTGTCGTAGTAAATATTTGATTGTAGCCCTAGCTTTACTTTTTCTAGGGGTAGGAAGTTGTTTCCTAACTGTGCGCTAAATTGAATACTATGAGAGTAAGCATTAGCTGATAGATTACTTTGTGCTATTGAATCATAAGTAGGATTATCAGTAGCCGTCTTATCAAATAGATATACCTGTACCTGTGTTGGCTTAGCAACGTTATCTGTAAGGCTCTTACTTATAGATCCATCTTTAGTAAGCCAATAACGTGATAATACTGTAGGGCTTTCCATGTTGGTGCCTGCCTGGTCTACAATCCATAACTCATTATTGTAATTTCGTAGATTCCTGGAATCACTAACTACCCAATTATTGAAATCATAAACATCATTTTTAAAATTCCAAGTGTCTTTTACCTGATGAAAGTCAATTTTTGGATAATAAAAAGGCACCCCGTTAGAGATGTCTTGTCCTATTCCTGTTACTTCAAATACTGTATTATGTAGTTTGAATCCCCTGATTAGGTAATCTATAAAATTACTTGTACTGATTCCGTCTGATGAGGTAACCTGAAAGGCTGTGTTAGTCGAGTTGGTAAGTCCCTTATTGAGTAAGTTAGTACCTGCATTAGAGTTAATATAGTTGTTTGTTAGCTTTAATATATGGGATTCATAGCTATCACCACTCTTGCTACCCACAATAATGTCACCGTTTAACAGATTCCAAATATAGTTAGCTGATAACGTCATAAGGTTACTAGAATCATCTACATCTACTGTAATTATTTGCCCGTAGTACATTAGATGAGTGCTATTGTTTGGTCTAACAGCTACATAATCACCTGTCATAATGTTAGTGTTCTTATCAATCGTGAATGAACTGGTAGCATTACTTAAAGCATCCATCTGAATATCATAGCTGAATAACTTATAGGTACCTTTTATAACTATTTTAGCACTATCAAACACTGTAATATCAAGCGCCAAACTCATACTATTAGCCTCTCTTCTTTGAATGTCACATCCAGCTGTGCATTTTCATCTAAATAAGCCAATAGAGTTGATGTACCTTCTGGTACTCTTAGATAGTTGTTAACTGAAAAGTCTGCTAATTGACTAACATCACTGAACGTGCCATCTGTGTTATACACTCTTGCGTACTGGTCTTCTGGATAAGAACTAACGATTAACCTCTGGTTATCAGCTAGATATAAGCTAAATTTAGCTTTACCAACCACTGCACCATCTTGGATAATCTGCCATTCTGGGTAGACGTTGCATCTACCTGTGATAGTTATCAAGGATGGGCTACCTGATTGAACGCCATAATATTCACTGTTGTTGTCTAACGTGATCGCTTTTTCACGCCCTGTTACATTGCTTTCAAAGTAAACAAATCCATATTTAGTAGCCATTTAAACCTCCTATTCATATCAAATATGTACACCCAAAAAGGGTATTGTATTATCCTGCTGTTGTTGTAGATGGTTGAGCATCTTCCACTTCATAAACCGCATTATCGAAATCAGTCTTATCTTTGCGCACTTGTAACTTATTAGCTTCATACAAATCTTGATTCTGGATTGTCATGTTGCTTGATGTTCCTGAATCTGAAACATTAGCGCTAAAGTAAGCAATTGCTTGACCATCTGTTGTTTGTGAAGTTGCGTTGATTGATACACTTTTATTAATTGTCATTATTTAATTTCCTCTTCTTGTTCTGACTGTGCTTGTTCTTTTGCTTGATATTGCGCTACAACTGACTGTAACTGTGCGTTAACGTAAGTTAGATTAGTCAGTTGTTGCAGTAAATTGTTAATTACGTCTTCCTGTCTTGGTTGCATTTTTTACCTCTCTTACAACATGCTTAATTTGTTTAACATTGTGTACAAACTATAACTTTTACCTTTGACATAAAATAGAACATCATTTGTGTCGTCAGTACCAAAGCCAGCCTGTGATGGTGTATCAAAGAAGCCAAACCATTTATGCCCGTTTGATAATGTTGCTCCTTGGATATGCAACGCTCTTCTATCTGTAGAACTAAATTGTTGTGCTACGTCAAAACCACCCTCAAAGTAAGTTGGTTGGTGCCACGTCATGATGTCTTCAACATGCCACCCTGCTTTACGTCCCTTATATCCTGCTACTAGGCTAGAATCCCATGACATTTTCATATCATAAGTACCTACACTGTTAGTTACACCGAAACCAATACCATCGCCACCTCTAATGGTGTTAGAACTGTCTGAGTTTAAGTCATAGTCTGAATCTCCTGGCTTAGATGTATGCCATCCAGCTAGTTTAATCATTAGATAGTCTACGTTGTCATGCTCTGGCATTGTTTCATGTTGGAATGTACCTAGATACTCATTTGATGAGCTAATCAATTCAATCTGCCCGTTTAGGACGTTTGTAGTACCTAAAGCACCATCTAACACTAATCCATCTTGATTAAATTGAGCTGTACTACCTTGTGATGTACTAATAGTCATGCCTATTGGGCTAATCTTCACTGACTGATATAACCCATTCCAGTTTGACTGGATGAAATTAGAAACATTACCAGTTAACTTAGCCACGTCTAGGGTAGCTATTTTAGCGCTGGTAATTGTTGCATCACCAATCTGTGCGCTACCTATAGCACCGTTAGCAATCATTGCTGATTGTATCCATGCAGTACCCTTAATTTGAGTATTGGGGCTATCAATCGTCACATTTTTACTGATAATGCTCATTTGAGATGCATTACCAACAATGCCACTAGTAATTTTGCTGATATTATCAGTGATACCAATGCTCCAGTTATCTTTTAGAATTGATAATACTGTATCTGAATCAGTTTTAGTATTTATCTTTGCAATGAGTGAGTCACTGGTTTGAGTGATAGTTGAGTTAACTCCATTGACCGCACTAGATACTGAACTTGTTGTAAAGTCCTTAGAACTCTGCAACGTGTTTGAATCTCCGTTAGTACGGTCTGATATTTCCTGCGTAATCTGGTTAGCCGTTTGAGTCTGTTTAGATTGCAATCCAGTGATATTATTCGTCGCAGTACTTAATGTACCCTCAGCCGTTTGCACCCTTGTAGTTAAGGAATTTATCGAACTACCTTGGCTTGAAACAGTGTTAGTTATCCCATCTATTGTCACTTGTTGTGCAGAAAATTTATTGTCTGTATCTTCTGGAGCGGGTGTCCAATCCGTTGGTATATTGCCAATCTCAACCTTAGTTCGTATATCGGTATATTTAAACAAGCTAATACGGAAATAGAATACTCCTGTTGGAATAATTTTAGGATATACTCCTTTGGTAATAGGAATATTAGCACTAACGGAAACAAAGTTTTTATTTGCATCATAGTACACTATTCTTCCAGCTAGAGTGGTTGGCGCGCTAAAATCAGTATCTAATATTGAAACAATAATTGTGCTTCCTGACGTTACAGCGAAATAGTTTGGGTTGTAAGCGGTCAATCCAGAACCCGATGTTTTTATAGTTCCGTCTTGTTCAATATACTTTGTGTCGATTTTATTAGTTAATGACCAATAATTGCGACCGCCTACCGATAAATTATTAACTTTGGTATTGATATTAGAGACGCTGGTTGTTACACTGTCAACATTTAATTGTACCTGCGCAACCTTAGCTGTATAGTCAGACTTTGCAGTGTCTAAATCCGATTTAGTAGCCCGTAATGTGATGGCGTTGGCGTTTTGAGATATCTTTGTTTCCGCGGCGGCTACTCTGTTATCATTTGAAGTCTTATACGATCCAATTGTAGTAACAGCAGAATTCGCGGTTTGTTGCGCGTTAGAAACGTCCGTTGACAACTGTCCGGTTTTAGCATTGTAATCTGTTTGACTAACCTTAGTTGTAACATCTTTAGCTGTCTGAATAATATCGGATTGCGCCTTAGTTATACGTCCATCTGCGTCAGTTTTATAAGCGTTTAGACTAGTATTTGCTTGGTTTGCTGTTAGCTGTGCTTTAGCAGTTGCACTATCTACGTCCTCTGGAGCAGGAGTCCAATCAGTTGGTATGTTTCCAGATTCCAACTTAGGTAATTTAACATATACATCCAAAGCTGTGTTAAGACTATTAAAATAGATAATAACTGGATTACTTCCATTAGCCACACCATTTGATGATATTCTAGTCCAATCACTTGGAACATTTCCTGTAGGGCTATTAAAAGGCGTTGAAGCCTCTACCCCTATATGTTTATCAGAATATACACCAGTTCCTTTTATATCAAAGCTCAATGACCACGACTGACCCTTAGCTACTACAGATTGACTAAAATATATACCGGCGTTACCAGAACCACCCTTTGGTGAAGTTATATGCCACATATTAGTTGTGGCGTCATAAGCTACTTTAGTGGTGGTTGTGGCGGTGTTATTACCGTTAGTAAAAGTCAATAGTTTAGAATTAACTAATAAGTTTCTACCACCTACAGCCAGGTTATCAACCTTTGTAACAGTTGCATCGAACCCATCAGCACGTTGTTGCAGTGTACTAATTGAACCTGATTGCTGACCTTGAACAGTCTGTAATTGGCTGACCGTTTGCTTGGTACCATTCGCGTCAGATTCAATCGTATTCATTCTAGAATCTTGTTGGCCATCTTTTTGATTGATAGAAACGATATCCTGTTTGGATTGATTAGCTGTTTGCGTAACCGAGTTGACATCAGTAGTCAATTGACCAGTCTTGGTGTTGTAATCGGTTTGGCTAACTTTAGTCTTCAATCCATCTACCGCTGTTTGTGCAGTAGTTTGAGCTGTACTGATACGACCATTTGCGTCTGTTCTGTAAGTGCTAAAATCAGATTTTACTCCAGACACAGATGTTTCAATGGTACCCATACGTGTATCTTGTTTACCATCTTTAGTCTGAATATCAGTGATTGATTGCTTTGTTCCATTTACATCACTAGTGATTTGGTTAATCTTATCAGATTGACTATCTTGCGTTGTCTCGATGTCACTTATGCTTTGCTTAGTTCCATCAACATCACTTGATATACTATTGATCTTAGAAGCTTGGCTTGTGGCTGTTTCTTTGATATCCACAATATCCGTAGCCTGTGAATCGGTGGTCTGCTTAACCTGTGTATATTTAGTGGTTAAATCACCTGTCTTAGTGTCATAATCAGTCTGCGATACCTTTGTTGCAACCTGTCCCAAAGCGGTTGTTGCGTCAGTTTGGGCTTTAGAAACCTTGCCATCGTTAGTCGTCTGATACTGCGAGATGGTTTCTTTAATTTGGTTATCTTTAGTCGTGTAGTCTAAAACAACGTCTTCTGGAGCTGGAGTCCAATCAGTCGGTATAACACCTATTTCTAACTTAGGTAATTTAATGTATACATCTAAAGCAACGTCAATACTATTAAAGTAAATAATAATTGAATTTGTTCCAGCAGCTCTTCCTGTTGATGATACACGTGTCCAATCAGAAGATACGGAACCTGTATACTTATTGAAAGATGTTGAGCCTTCAATACCAAACTGTGAATAAACTCCAGTTCCTTTTATATCAAAACTAAAAGCCCATTGTTGTCCTTTTGTAATTATATTACTGACATTATTATCTTGACTAAAATAAATACCAGCATTACTAGAACTACCCTTTGGTGAAGTTATATGCCACATATTAGTGGCACTATCATATGATACCTTGGTTGAAGTAGTAGCTGTATTCGTTCCCACACCCCATGACAATTTTTTTGAGTTTAATATATAGTTCCTACCGCCAACACTAAGTGCATTAATGGTGTCGTTAATATCACTCTTAGCTTGATTGACTGCATTAGTGGCTTTTGTGTCTAATGCACTAACTGCATTCTGTCGATTAGTTACTTCTTCTGTTAATACATTGAGCACGTCTGCCTTAGCCGTGTTGGCGTAACCTTGCGCCTTAGTATCTAGAGCGCTTACTGCTGATGCTCTATCTGATGCTTCCTGAGCTATGTCGTCTGTTACTGACTTCTTAGCATCTGCTATATTTTCATTAGCTGAGTTCAGTGTGTCTTGTGCAACTTGTGCTGTATTAGCTTTAGCATCACTTAAGGCTTTATCAGCCATTGCTTGTGCTTTATTGTTGAAATCACCATCTTTAACAGCTAAATCAGCTTGTTCTTTAGCCACCTGATTAATTGTTTCGTTAATTTGGGTGTTATTATCAGCAATGGCTTTGTCTGTGTTATCAGAAGCTGTCTTGATAGTCTCTTCAATTCGATTGCTTAAATCTGGGTCAATTTTTAGTACCCAATCTTCGCCATTGTAGGAGTAAATTAGGAAGTCATTACCATCTTTAAGGAATACCGTATCACCCTTTTGTGGGTTAGCAGGCATAGGGTCACCAGCATTGATATAACTAAAAGGGGTTAAGCCATCACTTGATAATTGAGCACCACCAAAGCCATAAGTAGCATTGTCTGCCACATGTGTTAGCTCTTGTTCAATCTTATTTAATTTTCCGCCTGTGATTATGTCGCCATGTTCCCATTCCGTTGGTTGGTATGCCAAATTATCACCTCCTTTATTCAATACTTGTTATGTCTACTTGTGCCTCATCAACGTAAGGCTTATTACCGTTTTCATCGTCATAAGCAACGCCCATGAATCCAAATCCATATTTCATGTTTGCATCTGTTACACCATCTTCTGGAGCACTAGTATAATCTGTGGCTGTGTCGCCTTCTTCTAACTTAAAATGCCTGAATCTAAGTGTCTGACCTTTAACGAATCCTGCTGTATTACTTGTTGCTATTGAATTTAATCGAATGTAAAACTTGTTTAATGTAGCACCTGTTAGGTTAGGCAATGTAAACGTATAAACTGCTCTAGTCCATGTGTCATTACTAATCTTTGTGGTAGGTGAAAATGTATTACTTACCCTGAATGCCACACCTGGAACTGTACCTTTTACATCGACTGAAATTGTGTACGTCTTATCAAAGCTAAGTACTGAATCAGACATATTGGCATAAGCTTCTGCTAATCCGTAGTACCATTCTGTAGAACCTGTACCCGTGTAATTCAATGTAATAGCATCATTGTCATATGAAATAGTTGAGTTGATATTATTATTTGTTACACCACTTAGGTTAGGTCTAGCACTTGCTGATGCATTTTCAGCTGATGATTGAAGAATTAAGTTCTGATTAAAGTCACCTTGTTCATTAAAAAAGCCTGAGCCATAAATAGCTAGACCTGTATCAATGTTATATGTCTTATATCTACCTTGTCTGTTGTTATACCAAGGGTTAATGAACTCTATTGTGAACTGCTCTACCAATCTATCAACTTGTATTACTGTAGAACCGCCTACCTCAGTCTTAGTGAGTGAAGTAAGTCTTGCATCACGATGCCAAGTATCTGCACCTGTGTTGTACAGCAATGTTAATGGCTGAAATGATAGAAATGTAGCAAATTGACTGAACGTCTGATAGCTTCTACTTTCAACATCACCAAACATAATGTTTAATTGCATCTGTCCTTGCTGAATATTTATTTTAGTTGCTTTAAAATAACTTTCATATTGACTGTAAGTGTTTGTAAACACCGTTCCCAATCCTGTTGGTGTGTTACCAAATAAATTTTCAGAATTTAAATCAACACTTTCACCACGTGCGTTATTTAGCACGAACATACTCATATGTACTCCTTTCTAAAACCCGCCCCGAAGTATTGTGTATTTAATGGCGAGTTTTTGGTTTAATTAGCTGATCTAACCGCTCTAGCAATCACAGCTTTAGAAAACTTATTCATAGCAATATCATCTACTGACTGGTTAGCCTCTGTAGTTTGACCTAAGATGCCCGCCAATAACTCAACAACACTATTTAGAGTTTTATTAGTAGCCTCAATCATATTTGATAGATTGTTATCTGAACTTTCAGCAACATTTGTATTAGAACTAGTATTTTGTGCAAAATGAGTGACTGTTTCACCCAACAATTCCATTGCTCGAGATTTTTTAGACAAATCCCAAGGAATTACCGCCTCTGTCATTCCACCCTCTGCAATATTTGCTATATGTGGTGTGTTGGTGATAGTGCCGTTTGCGTAGCCATGTCCTTGACCTAAGAATGATAAATTAGATCCATAACGATTTTTCGCATAAGCTAAACCAGCTAGCAAAGAATCATAACCATTAAATGGATTGCTGTGTCCTGGGAACTTATAGGCATTAAATGTAGCACTAATGACTTGCATCAACCCCTTAGCTAGGTCACCTGATGCGTTGTTAACGTCACCAATGTTACCCTGTACAGCCTTCTCGTTACCACCTGATTCAGTTTGAATCTGACGTAACACCTTATCGACCATTGAAGAACTTGTTGAAAGTCCGTTAGCCTTTAAGGCATCTACAACCTGTGAATGCCATCTAGTAACGCCTGCACCACTTGGTGCACCTTTTCCTCCGCCTGCATTTCCACTTGATTCAAACCCAGACTTGAGTTTTGACAGCATCTTACCAAAGCCATCTTCGATACTCGTTTTAACCATTCCACTAGATGAGTTGTGACCTGTATCACCGACTTCTAGTTTATTGACATCAAAGATCTTAGACGCCATATCAGTTAATGTTTTAACAGGATTGGTTAATTTTTCCATTGCTTCACTAGTCGCATCTGAAACATCATCCCAAATATCAGAAGCGCCCTTAGTCATAGAAGATAAAAATGATTCAATCGATGATGTACCCTTAGCGTACCCTGGTAATGTTTTGCCTAAACCGCCTTGGAATAGCTTAGCTGTATCATTAGCATTTAAAATTTTGTCACCAGGGTTAAGATTAACAACCTGAGCACCGTTGGTACCTAGAAAATCAACTTTACCCGAGTAAGGAGAATACCTTGCTTCAACCCCAGCTTCACCGACAAGCGCTTTTCCACCGGATACGCCTCGAGAACCAGTAGCGAATGCTTGCATCGTAGCAGGCTTATATCCAAAATCACCACCACTTTTAACATCAACGCTTTTAATACCAAATCCTTTGACTAAGCCATTAAAGAAATCGCCTAATCCTTTCCAAATGCTGTGCGTTCCTTTGGCTTGCTTTGAAGCAGCTTCCATAGAACCGTTAGCTTGAAGAACAGCCTTATTAACTACGCCGTTACCTTGTTTACCAGCAGCATCAAGGACGCTATCTTTTTGTTTATATGCCTTATCAACAACTTCATTTCGCTGTTGCGTTGCAGCATTTGATGTTTTGTTTCTCTGACTAGTTGCCTTACCGACAATATCATCATGTTGTTTATTTGCTGAATCAACCGTCTTATCTCTTTGGTCTTTAGCAGCTTTAACCGTTTCATCATGTTGCTTGTTAGCTGAATCTCTAACATTTTTACGTTGGTCTTTAGCCCATTGACTATTCCCTTTGAATTGATTTTCAGATGCTTTTATCGTGTCATCACGTTGCTTATCAGCTGCATTTTTAGCATCTTTGTACTGATTTTTAGCAGCGTTAACGACGTTATCACGTTGTTTGTCAGCGGCTTTAGTAACCTTTTTGAGTTGTTCATCAGCAGCCTTTTGTGCAGCAGCCAGCTTTTTGTCAGCGTACTTTTTAACGTTGTTATATTCTTCTTTAGACTTAGAAGTAATATCCTGTAACTGCTTATTAGTTAGTCTGCCCTTATCCTTGGTTAACTTATCCATCAACTTTACTTGCTCGTTGTTAGATAACTTAATTTTCCCGGTCAAAGTTGTGTGCAGTTTAGCTTCTTCAACAGTTGTTTCAGTTGCGTTCTTAACAGTCAGTTTGTTGACAGCCTTTTTCTTGGCCTGATCGTCCTTAGCAAGTGCTTGCTCTTTCTTTTTGTAGTCCTTTTGAACTTGTAAAGAATTTTCTCCATACTTAGCAGCATCTTTAGCAATTATGCTATCCCATTTATTGCTGTCTTTTTGCTTAGCTTTATTATATGAAGTTTCAAGCTTTTGACGTTGCTGTGAATAATACTTTGTCAGTGCTGTTCTATCAGATTGACTTAGTTTTTCAACACTATTAGCCTTTTTACCTTCTTCTTTGATAGTTTTTAATCTATCTTGATATTCTTGTTCAGTAAGATAACCGTTTTTCTTTAATAGCTTAATATCCTGTAAATCTTGCTTTTGCTTTTCAGAATAATATTTTTTAGAAGCTTTATTCAAATCTGAATAAGCATCCTTAGCATCAACTTTCGGTGCTTTGATAGTTATCTTATTATCTGAAAAAGCCTTTTTTAATGCTTTATTAAGCTTTTTCGTAATTGATTGAGCTGTCTTAGTACTTCCTAACGAATCACCAATACCCGCGCCGATTGCAGCACCAGCCATTGTTCCAGCCCCGGGGATAATACTTCCTAATATAGCTCCGATACCACCGCCTATGACAGCGCCGGCACCCTTAGATGCAGCACTGATTTTATCACTAGACTTTTTAGAACTGATAGCATTTGCGATACTTCCACCTACATCAGCTGCAGTTAATGCTATACCTAATCCTGAAACAACCTTACTGGCAACACTAGCGACTTTTGCTCCAGTAGATACTGTTGCTAATCCGCCTCCTGCTCCGGCAGCTCTTGTAGTTGCAGCAGTTTCAACCATCGTAGTCGCAGCGCCCGCTTTACCACCTACTGAACCAGTAGCGTTGGCAGCTGTATTTAATGCTGCGGTTGTTTTTAAGACACCGTTAAATTCTTTATAAGTGCCAATAGCTGTTTTAATCCAACCTATTGTGTCACTTATCTTTTTAAAAGCCCATATACCAGCAAAAACCTCTGCAAAGGCTTTTATTTGACCAGTATGTGTGCCAATATACTCAACTAAGCCAACTAACTTATCGCCTACCCAAGCTACGCCGTCAGCTATTTTCTTTAATCCATCTTGGCCTTCTTTTGAATTAAAAGCTTTAGCCATTTTTACTGCAGCTTCTGATATGACTGGCAACATTTGTTTACCAATCATGATCATAACAGCCTGTCCAGCTTGGCTAAATTGTTGCAATTCAGCTTTAACAGTAGTCATGTTCTTCTTAGCTAAGTTAGCCACATAACCTTGACCATCCGCTGACTTTTCAACTTTTTTATTTAACTCATCTAATTCTTTATTGTTTTGAGCTAAAATAATACCAGCTTGTTGACCGGTAGTACCGAACAAACTATTAAATACTGAGTTCTTTTGAGCAGTACCCATATTCTTAGTTTTTTCGTTAATAACGCCCATGATAGTTGTCATATCACGTAAGTTACCATTTGAATCAACTAATTGACTACGACTAATACCCAATTTACTGAGCATATCGCCGGTACCGCCAGACTTAATTGCCTGTATCTTACCGTTCAATTTTTCAATTGCTTCTTGCTGCGTTTTAATGGCAGATGCAGCTGATTTAGAACTCTTTGTACCAGCTTTTTCAGCTGCTTGATAGTCCGCTATCTTTTTCTGATGGTCTGCTATCTTTTCATTTAATGAATCAATTGAAGCAGCAGAACCTTTTTGTGCAGCATCTTGATCAGATAATGCACCAGTAATAGAGTTAATAACCTTACGTAAACCAGTACCGGCTTTATCGGCTTCAAGACCATGGTTAGAAAGAATACCCATGGCGGCAGATGTTTCGGATAGCTTAAATCCTGCTGAATGAGCAGAATCGCCAACATATTCCATCCCCTTACCAAGAGATTGAAAGTCGGTAGCTGTCATATCAGCGGCATAAGCTAACTGGTTAACAACTTCTTTGGTGTTTTTAGTCATCTTAGCAGCGTTATCGGTACGCATGCCGTATGCATCAACAACCTGAGAAGTAACACTCAAAACATCATTAAAATCATCACCTGAGGCTACTGATGCTTGTAATTCAGATTTCATTGCACCAAGAGCTTCAGCTGAGGTATAACCACGCTTAATTAACTCTTGGTATCCTTCAGCAATAGCTTGCTGTGACTTACCATACTGAACAGAATACTTTGCACCATCTTTTTGCATCTGATTGACATTCTTTTGAGCTTCAGCAGCTTTTTCACCACCTGTTGTAGCCAAATTTAATGTCTTAACATAAGATTCTTGAAGATTAGTAGCAGCTTGAGCACCCTTAATTGAAACAGCACCAATACCAACAATAGCAATGCTACTACTGTATGCCATGTCTTTGATTTTCTGACCTGCGGTACGAAACCCGTTTCCCATCTTTTCAGCAGCACGGTAAGCACCGTTAGCTCCGCTTGCGTACTTGCTTAACCCATAAGGATTAGCACGGTTAACTTCTGCTTGAGTTAACTTCAACTCATTTTTCATATTGGCAACGTTTGTTGCCGTTTCATTTACCCGAACAGCTTGCCTTTTGTATGCATCACTAGCTGAACCGCTTGCTTGTTCAATTCTTTTCAGCTCTTCTGATTGCTTAACATACTGTTGGGAGAGGTTTGATAGCGAGGCTTTCATATTATTAGCGCTAGTAATATTAGCTGCTCTAGTATTATGCTCTGCTTTCAAACGGTTGACATACGAATCAGAAACTTGATTCATCTGCTTATATTCTTGTTGCAACTTTGCTAATCCACTGGTTTGATACTCCATTGATGATTTAGCACGTTGTTGCTGAGACTCTAAGCTAGCTAACTTTTGATTAGCCTGTTGGATGTTTCTTTCGTATTTTAAAAAGGACTCGGCACCTTCTTTTGTAGAGGTGTCTAAGCCCTTTTGACGTTGTTGCAATTCAGTTATTTTGTTTTTCTGAGCTTCCATTTCTCGGCTCAGACCGTTGTATCGCTCTTGCGATGCTTTTAAGTAATCGCCCGATGATTTAGCCGCTGCCTCTTGAGCTTTCCAAGCGTTTTTAACAGAAGTAACAGCATCGTTCAAACCACG